ACATCCAGCGCCGACTGCATGCTGGCAGGGTCGATGTCGAATGATTGCTGCAGGCCCACGGCGGCGCTGGAGACGTCGTCGATCCCGGTACCGGTGATGGTGGCGGTGCGGCCGATGGCGCGCAGGCTGGTCTGCGCCGACTGTGCATCCATGCCGGCGTCGACCAGCAGCCGGATGGCGCGCTGCAGGTCATTCGCCTTCTGGTTGGTGTTGCCGGTCTCGGCCAGGATCGTCCTGCCCAGTGCTTTGACCTGGCCGTTGTCCAGGCCCGCTGCGCTGCCGATCTGCTGGTTCTGGCGGGCGAAGCTTGAGGCGTTCTCGACCGGCTTGGCCAGCTGGGTCACTGCGCTGCCGAGCAGGGTGCGTGACTCCTTGAAGGAGGTTCCCAGCTTCTTGCGGTTACGCAGATTGGCGGTGCTTGCCTTCTCGATGCGCTCCAGGCCGGTCTGCACCTTGCGCAGGCGATCGCCCTCGCTGGAGAGCCTGGCGTACTCCTGGCGCAGCCCGGCAACGTTCTGCTTGAGCTTTACCAGCGAGGGGTTCGCCTTGCTCATGGAGCGCTGCTTGCGCTCCAGCCTGTCCAGTTCGCTGCCGATCTTCTTCAGTCCGTCCTCGGTGGAGGACAGTGCGGACTTCAGCGAGCCCGAGATCGAGCCACCGATCGTGATCGTTGTCGTTTGAACGTTACTCGCCATGTACCGGCAATCCTTGTATCCACCAGATGAACTTCGACACCCGCAGCGTCATGATTTCGCGCAGGCCCCAGCCGGTATGGCCGGCCAGGGCGAGCACTCCCTGCCTGATCTGCGGCAGGGTCAGGTGGTAAAAAGCGCGACTCCCGACTGCAGGCGGGCGTAATCGCGCAGCGGCAGCTTGCGCAGGTCGTCCGGTGGGATCTCGCACAGGTTGGCGATCATCCGCACTTCACGCTGTGCATCGCTGCCCTTGTCATCCTGGAACCGCTCCATGTCTTCCACGGTGGGTTCGCGCATGCGCAGCACGGCGGTTTCCACGCCATTGACCTGGCGCGGGCGGGTGAGGGTGACTTCGGCATAGCCATCGCGTTCGATGACGTGGTCGTTGGTGGTCTTGGTCTTGCTGGACATGGATGTGTTCCTGGAAATCGAGGGAGCGCGATGAAGGCGGGGGCGCGAGGCGCCCCCGGTGCTGTGGAGACGCGTGCGGGGTCAGATGCCCAGGGCGCTGCGCAGGCCGGCCAGCATGTCCACGCCGTTCTGCTTGGCGATCATGTTGACCACGTCCAACTCCTGGACGACCAGCGGTCCGTGGGTGAGCTTGTAGTAGCTCAGTGCGAGCGAGATCTTCACCGTGCCCTTCTCGCCGGACTTGGATTCGCCACGATCAATGGCCTTGACCTTGCCGCGCATGTTGTGGACCACGGCGGTGATGCTGCCGTCGCTGGACTCCAGCGCCTCGCGTGCGGTGAAGGAGTACTCCTTGCTTTCCACCACATGGAACTTGCCCATGATGTCCGGGTCATCGGCGATGAGGACAGCCTCGGCTTCAAGCTTCTCGTGGCCCAGGGTGATTTCGGTCGGGGCGAACATGCCACCCGCCTGGAAATCCTCGGTCTTCAGCGTCAGCTTCGGAGCGGTGAAGGATTCGACGTTGCCGGCATAGCCCTTGCCGTCGACGTAGAAGTTGAAGTTCTTTCGGACGTTGCGCGCCATGCTTAGAAGATCTCCGAGACGTAGTTGTTGTTCATGTGCATGCGGAAGGTCAGCTGCTCACCCGGGTAGGTCGGAGTGAAGTCGAAATCCCAGTAGAAGCGGCCCTGGGCCACGCTGTCCGCTGCGTTCAGTTCCGGGTCGATCCAGCAGTTGCCGCCGAGGATCGCGCCCTGGGTCTTCAGGCCGCGCAGGAAGGCATTGACGCCCTCGCGCACGTCATCGACGTAGGTCTTGCTGATGCCGCGGTCGACGGCCCACAGGTGGGCGGCTTCCAGACTGTCGGCGATGATGTCGGCGGTGCGCACCACGCACAGGAACTGCCACTTCGGATCGATGCTGGTGGTGCGGTTGCCCCACAGGCGGAAGCCTCCTTCGCGGATGACCGTGGCTACGTTGGCCTGGTTCAGCAGGTTGGCGCGGCTGGTGGCATCGGACAGGCCGAAGTCGATCGCACGCGCGGTACCGACCACGCCGTTGAGTTCCAGGTTCGACGGCGACGCCCACCAGCCGCGCTCGTTGTCGCTGCGGGCGATGGCACCGGCCACGGCACCGGAGGCATGGCGGGTGACGATGGCATCACCGGACTGCACCAGCAGCGCGGGGTCGACCACGTAGACGCGCTTGGAGCCAGTCAGGGCGGCGGTGGACTTGGCAGCGTCGTCGTTGCTGTTCGGGCCATCCTTGATGATCACTGCGCGCAGCTTGTCGGCGATGCCGAGCAGTTCCGCTACGACCGGGTTGGCGAGCACGGCCTCCGGCTTGGCCGGATCGGCCGGGTGCACATGGGTGAAGCCGGGTGCGACCAGGATGCGCGGCTTGACGCCGACGATGGACTTGGCGGCCAGCAGCGCATGCACGCCTTCGTAGGCGCCGGTCTGGGCGTTCACGCCGCCCAGCACGTTGGCCAGGGTGGCGCTTTCATTGGCGCCCTTCTCGACGCGGACGACGACGACGACGGCACTGGACTGGTCGAAGATCGTGTCGAGCGCACCGGGCAGGGTGCCGGCATCGGTGCCGGTGGTCGCCGACAGCTTGGCGGCCTGCGACGGCGAGGTCACCAGTACGGGCGTGTTGAAGGGGAACGCTTCGGTGTCGGCCAGCGGTGCGGTGCCGACGATGCCGATCACGCTGCTGGAGGCGATGGCAATCGATCGGGCACCGGTATCGATGTTGACGACCTGTACGCCATGGAGAAATTCGGTCATTCGGGGTTCTTCCTCGGTGTGGGTGTGTGCCGGCTTGTGCAGGCGACGGGGTAATGTTCGGAGAATGTGGCGGTCGCGATAATTGCAGCGGTGGCCCGATGTGCAATCAGTACCAGCCCGAGACGGCGACGTTGGCGTATACGGTTGAAACCTGAGCGGGGCTGCCGGAACGACGGAGATGAACGGCTATCTCAACCGTGATGCTCTCGTACATGGAAGATGCCGCAGGAATGCTGATGGATACGGTTGCCGAGCGCGATGTCGCAAGTGAGGAGAATGACGGTGCGCTTGTGCTGAACGAAGCAGCCCCTGTGTTGCTGGCCGTGAACTGCACTTCGTACTGGCCGGGATTTGCACCCGCCGGTGCCCAGCGACCGGAATCCACCTGGGCGGTGGCATCGTTGCCACCGCCGTAACTGTTGCTGTGGACGGTGAAGTTGCCGTCGGACAGCAGGCTGATCTGCACCGACGCCGTGACATCGCCGAATGAGTTTGTTTTGGCGCCATTGCCGGCTGAGTAGTCCTTGCCATGGAAGGGCGGCCGGTAGCTTGCGGTGCCCCGGGCCGCCCACAGGTTGGACACGTCCATTCCGTTGATGCGATGGCCTACGTCGGCACGCTTGCTGCCGTACTGGATGTGGGCATAGCGGCGGCTCAGGTCGCCGCCGCCGATACGGCGGCCCGAATCCTGCGCCAGTGGACCTTCAACGTACGGATCGAACAGGTCGTCAAAGTCGACACCGGAAGAGCGATATCCGCTGGGCATGTCAGCGCTCCGCTTTCAGTGCGCGCACTTCGGCGGCCAGTTCCTGGATGGCCTTGGCCATGACCGGCAGCAGCTGGTCGAGCTTGACCGATGCCACGCGCTCACCCTGGAACTCGACGCCTTCCAGGTCGACCGCTTCCGGCACCAGTTCGGCCAGCTGCTCGGCGACGAAGAACAGGCGACGGCGACCGTCGTCGTTGTATTCGGGCTTGTAGTGACCGGCCGCCAGTTCCATCTTCTCTACAACAGCCAGACCGTAGGAGAGTTCGCCATCGATGTTCTTCAGCTTGCGCGAAGATCCGAAGTCGTAACCACCCGTCGTAGTGAGCGCGCCGTTACCACCAAGGATCATTGCTGCACCCATGCTGTTCGGATAGGTGCTGATGCCCCACTGCATGGTGCCGGCGGCCATCCACCATCCACCCTGGATGGAGTTGTCCAGCATGCCGAATCCGCCGCCAAATGAACCCTCCGAAGTGAAGCCAAAACCTGTGATGCCGGTGGCGGGGTTAGTGAACTCCGGCGTAGTGGTCACTTGT